TATCGACCCGGAGAACTTGTTGGTCATTCACAAGGTAACGAGCCTTCAGGGTCGTGTGGATGGCCTCAACTTTCTGGATGTGGCAGTTAACCGACAGCAAGCATTCAATCAGGTTGGTTGATAACTCGTCGCGACCTGTCACTCCCAGCAACGTAACATCCGCGCCTAGTGATTTGAGATTTAGCGCCACGTTCCCCGCGCCGCCAGCGCAGTAAGTGGTGTTCTGAGGGGTCATAATCGGAACGGGGGCTTCAGGACTAAGCCGATTAGAAGTTCCGTGGACGTACTGGTCGAGGATCAGATCGCCAACTACAACCACTGAAAATGCACCTCCCCTATTATTAATTATAGCATTTTGGCTCATAGTCATCCCGCGATTTCCCCCTATATTTACCGATGTTTTTTAGTAAAGTACTTGACAAGAATTACCAATTAGTTCTCGCGTCTGAACTGATGCTCGAATCTTTTCAAGGAGATTGGCTGTAACTTGTCCTGAGTTAATCCATACCCCGGCCCATGCCCTAAGTCGATGATGTTTTCCTTGGCTATGAGTTGATCTCTAGTCGCGTATCCCACGATGTTGTATTCCGGAAAAACTCCGGTGACGAGCAGATAAATGTCAACTTCCTCATCCCTGGCGTTCAATTTCGCCAAGAGGCGACCCGTCTTGTATCTTGTGGTTTTTACATCAATCTTGTACCCGTTGAATAAAATATCCCACCCCGCATCGGGTTTCAGAACTAGGCTTGGGTAGGTGTTCAGCACCCGGCTCACCGCAATCTCCCCGCCTATACCGTCCTCATCAGTTTGCCACGATGGTTGATTGCCTATCTGCTGATCTTTCCTTCCAACAGCCCTTGCAATCTCGTAGCGCATAAGGGCGAGGGTTTTGCAAACGATTTGTTCTGCGCTGTTAAGTTCGACTTTCATCAAGCACCCCTAATGGACATGACCACTCTCTTGCAACCCCTGTAATGCGCCCACCAAGGCCGACTTCAGCAGAATCTCTAACCGTCCAGTGATCTCCTGTTGCCTTCGATTGATTGTCGAACTGGATACCCCATGTTTTTTCCCCCACCATGTACAGGAGTGATGGGGTCGCTCTCTGGCCCATGTCCGAACAGTGTCGGAAACGAAATACTTATCCCAGCCAAATTCTCTAGCCAACTTCTTGATAAGAATCTCTGTGGCCGCGTTCGATCCGCCAAGGTAGTAGATCGACAGGATCAAGCACTCGTTGAACGAACAGGCTTTCTCGACGGCCTTCCAGATGTAGACGGCTTCCGCCAATTTCTCCCACGGGTTGAGCATCGGCATCCACTCGAACCCGCTTGTCTTTTTCGACATGGCGTTCATGCTGGGCGGCTTGATGATCGGGGTGTTCAATCGGCGGATTGACCACTGGATGGCATCTGTGGCGCTGGGGAATATGGTGTTATCCATGTAACCCCCGCTCGATCCACGCCAGAGCCGACCCATCCTTTATCTGCTTGTCGCAGACCCGAAGAACCGTGATCCCTAGAAGCGCGGCTTCGTTGTACTTCTCCGCATCTTTTATGAAAGAAGAGGCCCGGTTATGCCTTCCGCCGATCCAGATTCCTCCCTCTACCTCACAGGCTAGATTTGGAGTACTCCAGAAGAAATCGAACCGCCACTTCCGGGTGGGATGAAAACGAACTTCACGTTCTGGCTCCGCCAATCCAGCCAGTTTGATCTGCCCCAGCAGGGCTTCCTCTAGGTCACTCATCTGCGCTTATTGACCCGTATCTACCCCTATCAGCACTTCCAAAAAAAACCCCGCCGGAGCGGGGCTAAAACACTGAAGGATGATGTTGTCAAAGGGGATTACTCCCCCGCCGTATTGGTGACTGAACCGTTACCGATTGCAGATCACCAAATTTTTCCTTCACAAGGATGACTAGATCACAGGCTTCTGGCATATGCTTTTTCATCCAGTTCCATTGATCCCTTTTGGTTTTGAATTTCCTTGTGAAATGTGTTCTTTCTTTTTTCTTTCGTGGGTACTCACCCATTACGGAAACCGCTAGATCAAGCACCAAGAGCCTTCCCCAGTACGGTTGTCTTCAGATAGGCGCGACATCGATCTGACCAATCCTGTCGGCTCTGACCGGCCTCTAACCCCAACCCCATTTTCTCCAGGTTCTTGTAGAGCATCTTCAGGTGGGGTAGGTCATATTCTTTCGTCCAGTGCCACGCGCAAAGCGTACCCACCGGGGTGTGCTGAGAGCCTTCCCCATCGCACTTAACGCATCGAGATGCCAATTTTTTTTCAACGGGTTTTTCTTTCGGAGTTTCATCTGCCCACCTTTCTTGATTCAGCCATGTTGAACCGTTGCACCGATGCGGAAGAAACACGCCCGCTCTTTTCCGCGAGTACTCATCTGGGAATTCCCTGGTAATCTTGTCGCGATGCCTGTGCTGTGCATCAAGCCCCGCCATAATTTTTTCAGCCGTCTGTTCCCAAGTGAAGCCGTACTCATTACCCACCTTTTCCAGAACCTTGAAATAAGACTTTCTGGCCGCTCCCCTACCGACTTTGGGTTGATACTTCGACCAGAATTTTTCAAACAGGCCGGTTGCTCTTGTTTCCTCGGCTTTAGTCTTTCCGATCTCTAACTTAGCCACGATTGCTCCTCGTTTAAAAAATACCCTTTACCTCGCCGGATTTCTCCGAGTCGTGTGCTATCGGATAACGAGCCTTCGGCGGCTGACACGACCAACAGTTCCCGCCCGGATTTGCGCGAAGGGCCACGCGGACGAGCGCCTAGCACTCGCTGAAACAGGGTTTTCTTCTTCCCTGCCCTAATCCGGCACTCCCCCATTCGACCCTTACAATCAGGGGGTCTAGGTCGAGGGCAACCTGGGTGTTTCCCACTTATCTCTCTATCAACACTACTTATTCTAACAGACAGATATGGGGGTTAACAGTTGTAGGTAAGTCCTGTTAACATCAGGTAAGTGGTGTTACAATTGGGCTATGGCGAGATATCAGAACAAAAAATATCTTGACTGGGTGCGAACCCAGCCTTGCGTTATCTGCGGGCATGGGGGCCATGACGGTAACCAAGTCATCGCGCACCATGCCATCTCCATCCCCGGCCTTCAGATCGGCGGGGTGGGAACCAAGGCACACGACACCCTCGCAATGCCAATGCACGTCCTGTGCCATCGGCGCTTTCACGATCATTTCCACGACTTCAAACAGGATCAACCCATATGGCTGATGAAGTTTCTCCAGATAGCCCTGACGAATCTGCTGACCCCAACATCCTGATCGACAGGAAGTTTTTGCACTTCGCGATCTTTGAGTGTTCGGATGATCTCATCGACCCGTTGATCCTTATTCTCCGCAAGTACTTGGGGGGAAATCCCATGACAGAGGAAGAACACACAATCGCCCTGATCTTTGCCGAAGAGGCGATTCTAGTTGATGCTGAAGATCGAGAGGGGCATCTGGGATCGTGACTTTAATCGATGATGATGCCGTGGAATCCGCGCTCAACTACTTGGCAACTACAGACGAAAGTTGTGCGGTGGCAAAGGCTTTGATGAAACGTCTGGATCACGAACGCAACACAGCACGATCCTTGGCTATGTTGGATGTAGATGAAGACATTGGCAGATATGGTAAGAAGATGACCGTAGCCGCTAAGGAATCCCTTGCGTACACCAGCGAGCGATATCAGGAGTGGCTGGAAGATTATGGCAACGCAGTTGCCGACTACGAGATTCTGAACAACAAGCGGGCGACTGAGATAGCCCGTATTGAGGTTTGGCGATCAGAACAAGCAAACCGAAGAAGAGGAAACACATGAACAACAACATAGCACAGATTCAAGACCAATCAGACGACTACTTCCAAGAATACGACGATGTGGAAATACTTGACCAAGGGCAGTTTTCTATGTCCCCAGAACATTCTCAAATATTCGCCGCTTTGGCGAAAGCGCAAGGTGAGATCGACGCGGCGGTTAAAGACAAAATCAACCCGTTCCACAAAAGCAAGTACGCCGATATCCACGCAATCGGTCAAACAGTCAAAGAACCGTTGGCGAAAAATGATCTTTTCTATATGCAGATGTGGGAAAAGGGAGATTCATTCAACGAGGTGAAGATTCGCACAATGATTGGTCACAAGAGCGGCGAACACATCTGGTTCTGCTGTTCTATGCGTGTGGCAAACCCTGAAGATATCCAGAAAACCGGATCGGCATTGACCTACGGCAAACGCTATGCCCTATCCGGCGCACTGGGAGTGACAAGCACGGAGTTCGACAAGGACGCAAGCGACCACATACCGACTGAGTTGAAGGTAGTTGTTTCTGATAAAGAAGTTGAAAAGAAATTGGTGTTTGCAAGCAAACGGGGGGAGATGAGCCTAAACGCGGCTTGGAAGAAATTAACAGTCGAAGAGCGGAAAAATTTTCCGACAGAGGACTTCACGAAGTTGAAAGAGGTGGCTAGAAATGGAAGTGCAACAAAGAAGCCCGGAGTGGTTCGCACTCAGGGAAAACCGGCTCACAGCCAGTGATTTCGCATCCGCGATTGGGCTGAAAACTGCCTATGACTCACGGGCTGGGTGCTGGAAAAAGAAAAAGGGAATAAAGAAAGTTGAGATTAACGAGTGGATGGCGTTTGGAACTCATAGTGAGGGCGCGGCAAAGTTTGATTACGAGTCTGTATCTGGTGACATCTCTTATGATCGGGGGTTTATTGTGCATCCTCGTTTCGATTGGTTGGGTTGCTCTCCTGATGGCGTTATCAATCAGGTGGTCTGTCACGAAATTAAGTGCCGTATGGCCGATCCCTTTGATGAGATTCCCCTCAAGTACTTTCCACAAATATTCGGCCAACTTGCCTGTGCTGAGATGGACGAATGTCACTTCCAATCCTGGTCACCCACCGGACAGCGAGTCTGGTCAGTGAAATGGAATGAGGACTATTGGAATTGGATGTTCCCTTACCTCGAAGAGTTTTGGCAGTTCATAACGGACGATATTGAACCACCAAGGAGAAAAAGAATTGTCTACCCAGAAGAAATCGAAACAACCATCTTGTATTGAATGCGTAGATTACTGTGCAGTGCTATGGCCGGATGACACGTTCCCCCGCTACATCTACCACCGTGGGGAGCGCAAGGTAGCGGAAAAGAAAGGCTTTTGCGTTAAACACGACCACGATCTACTGGTCACCAACATTTGTATGGCATGGAGAAGTGCATGAGTAAACCCCTAAAAGCAAACCGGTTCACTTTGGCAAAGGCCAAGAGTAAGACAGAAGATTGGCAGTCGGATTACAGCGGCAAGATTAATGTCACTTGTCCCAACTGTGGTGAGGCTGTGCATGGATATTTGAACGGTTACATAGAGAGCAACGACTACGGTAAGTATTTCTCTGGCCCGGTGAAACATTTTGAGCCGACCATCGAAGTGCCAGTTGGAGAGCAGTCGCAAGCCCCGGATGAAGACATTCCATTCTAACATGGCTTTGCTTCTGACAACCAAGGATTCGATGGCGTACTTGGGGATTAAACGGCATCAGTTTTATCGGTTCGTTCGCCCTACCATTACAAAGGTTCGCGTAGGCCGGAAAGTATTTTTTGAAAAACTGGACTTAGATAAGTTTGTGGCGCAAAATCGGATTGCCGATGGCGGGCCTCAAAGAGGACAATAATATGTCGGGACTCAATAAAAGAGGCCAAATCTGGCACATCCACAAGGTTGTCAAATGCGGGTCGAAGCAGGTGGTTGTACGAACAAGCACGGGAACGGGTGACCGCAAAATCGCGCAAGAGGTGATGGATGCGCTGGTAGCGGAAGCCCGCAATCAGATGCTGTATGGAAGGCAGGGCCAGTGGACGGTAGCGCAGGGATGCGCCCGGTATCTGGACGAGAGGAAGGATAAGCAGATCGATGATGCACTACTGCATACGAGGATTATCGTGAAGTACTTGGGGGAAATTGAGATGCGCCATGTGCATATTAACCACCCCAAGGTGGAGCAGTTAATCGGAGATAGGCTTGGTGAGGGGCTGAAAATCAACACAGTCAACCACACGCTGAAAGTGTTGCGGAAGATGCTGAATGATGCCAGCAGGGTGTGGCGGGATGATGACGGTCTACCGTGGCTAGGTTCACCACCGATGATCAGACTCCTGTCGGAGGATGACAAACGCAAGCCTAACGCCACAGCAGATGCGGCGAAGGGCCATGCCCTGACCCGTCAGGAAGAAACTGAGTTGTTCAGTCATCTTCCGGAGCGGTTGGTGGTGGCGATACGGTTTGCCCTGCACACTGGCCTTCGGATGAGCGCAATAGCGCAATTGAGGTGGGAGTGGGAAGTGGCCATCCCTGAGTTGGGGATTTCCGTGTTTGACATCCCAGCCCGGTACATGGGGGCGGATGTCAGAGGAACAAAGAATGGTGAGGATCACCGCATCGTGCTGAACTCGATTGCTCTGTCGGCAGTCGAGCAAGCGCGGGGTGATCACCCTGAATTCGTGTTCACCCGGATACTGAAGGGTGGGGCTGTTCCATATGCCTCGAAAGAAGGGTTGCATACAGAAGCATGGAAAAGGGCCGTCAGGGCTTCCGGATTGCGCGAGTGCCGTGGCCCCAAAGCGCACTTTAGAGTTCACGACCTCAAACATACCTTCGGGAGCCGTCTAAGGGCTATGGGAGTGGACTTCGAGGATAGACAGGACTTACTAGGCCACAAGAATGGGAGCGTGACAACGCTGTACAGCGCCGCTGAAACAAACCAGTTGCTGTCAAAAGCGGAGAAAGCCGTGGAGTGGTATTCGGTTAGACCGAAATTAACGGTTCACGCCGCACAACCCCCGCGTCAAGTGCCTACATCAAAGGAAAAAAGTTATGAGCAAAACCATAGTAGAGTTTAAGAAGTTCGATGTTGCAAACCCTCAGTTTTGGGAGACATTCAAATCTTTGACTATATCAGCGATAGACCGGGGCCGCACCAGATATTCCGCCCGGACGATATGGGAAGTGATGAGGTGGCATACCACGATAGATTCCGGTGGTCAGTTTAAGTGTGAGGATTGTTGGATTCCATTTTATTCAAGGAAGTTCATGGCTGTATTCCCACAGCACGATGGGTTCTTTTCAACTAGGACGGTCAACTACACTTTTAGCGAATAAACTTCCTTGAATAAACTTCTTTCTCCCCAACAACTGGAAGAGGTTATGATTGAACTCCGTGAGGGAACTTCTCACGGAGTGATTGCCAAACAGTTCAAGATTTCCAAGGCTTTGGTTCACCAGATAAATGAAGGTGAAAGAAGATGCTACCGCATAGACGGGATGGTCTACCCAATCAAAAATAAGGAAGAAGAGAGGCGTTTGGAAGATTTAGAGTTTCGCAATAGAGATAGGCCAGATGAGCGACATTTCGCCACAGTTAATTTCCCCATACTACGATGACTTACCCCCAGTGATTACATCCCACTCAATCTCAGCGGTGTGGTCATTGAGATCGCGTACCTCAACTTCCTGTTTCACCTCTTTAGGCATCATGGCAACAGCGATCCGCACATACGTTGAGATATCAGATTCCCTGACTTTCTGGATTGCCGCATCGCCGTTTTCCATCCAATCGGCATAGAAGGCATCAACCAGCGCTTCAGACATTCGATCTCTTGATCCGCGTGGTCGGCCTTTGCGGTTGATCCGTGGATCACCCTTCACGAAAGGTTTCCCGCCACGCGGTTTTCCCGCTACCTTCATCGTAATTCCTCCGGTAAAAATTCAGCCATCTCCGCTCGAAAGTCGTGCAGTTCTGGTGGTGCGTCTGAAAAGGCTCCCTGCTCACTGAGTTTTTTAAAACAAACTGCCAATTTTGACCGCATGGTCTTGGCGTTCAGGATGCTCTGCTGGAATTGCCCAACAGGAAGTATCTTCACAGGCTCTAATTTCATTCTTTTGTTATATCCCATATCCGTATTTCTCTTTGAGAAATTTGTTGAGTTCGACTTTTTCATATTTTCGGCAGAGATAGCGATACGACAATTCCATCATGTCATAATCACCATTCTCGACATCGTTCAGCATGACAACACCGCGCCAACTCTCCTTCGCTTGAGGGCCAAGATACCCCTCTTGATGAAGATACCCTGATCCGACGATAAGCATCCGATGAACATCGCCCGTAGGTGTGGATCGTGCGGCAACGAACTTCCCTTGCCGATGGCCCATCACCCCGCTTATCCCAATGTTCTTCAGGAGAGATTCGGCTGATCCGCCGTAGGCTCTGCCGGTGTAGGCGTTGTAGTAGTAGTGGGTAAAGTGGACTCCACCGATCCCAAAAACCTCTTTGAACGGGTGAACAGTCCAGCCTTCTGTGTTCAATGTATCTAGAGAAAGAAATTCATCCAGCACCACGTTATCCTCACAGTAGCGGCGGATGCGATCTTCGTGGTTGCCATGCAACAGGTGGAACTCAGGTTGATACCGCATTCCTTTCAAGTGCTTCCAGAGGACTTGCATGGCCTCATCACCAGCGCGGATGTCTTGCAGAACGGTTTTATTTTGTAGTTCTTTTCTGCTGGAGTAACTGGAGAGAGAAGGCATATCCCAGTGGTCGCCCAGATGAACAATATGACTGGGCTTGTACTCTCGAATACATTTTGCGATCCAGCGGAAATTATCTAAAGGAACGTCTGCTCTAACTTGAGTGTCTGGTATTACTAGAATCTTGATCAACAGGTTCTCCACACGTTATTTTCTTGAGAAGAACCTCAACAGAAACAACCATCCCTTTAGGGATTCTGTTCAGCCCGCCCCAAGCCCCAGTGTCAGGCAAGTGTGAATTCGCAAGGATGTAGAAATCCGTTTTCTTGCTTGGCCTTTCAACGAGGTATCCAACAGTGTAGACAATCCATGAGGGATTTTTTTTCTTGTAGTCTTTAAGGTTCGTCCACCCGGACGTTTCATCAGCATCGATCCATCCAATTTTGCACAGATCGTGGCGGCACTTCACCCACCCTTGCTCTTGAATTTCACTGGGCCGGGGATAAGCCAAGAAAACAACATCGGCACGACCACTATAAGAAGGAGTAGCCACCCACCTGTCTCGACCAACTGCCCCAGTAAACTCCAAAAATTATCAGGCGCACAACTGTTCATTCCGTCTATCCCCCTTGTTTGTGTATCCATCAGTAGGTCTGCACCGACACTTGTCACAAAGGCAGACCCCGTAGCGGCCAGTAATACAGGAGCAGTCCCAGAGGTCGCAATCCCGGCAATTGCACCGGCCCCAAGAGCCGCACCGCTTACGACTGTCGCTTTTTTTATCGATGCACATCCCATTAATAACCCTAATTGTAACCCACAGAAGGCCACATTCTTAGTCCTTGAACTTATCTTGAAACGCGACAAAATATCTGCGATCTTGTTTTTCAACGTCCTTCTCCCCCCCGAATCTCCAAGAATTCAAAAATGCTTGCGGGTCTTTATTACTTTGTTGCCACACAAGGGCAAGAAGTTTCTTACCAACTTGTTCATATAATTTTCTGTCGGCGGAACCTGAGAGGTCACCCTTACCACCGTAATCATATTTGTCTTGGTAACCCTCACGATCCGGCTCATTTCCATACTTGAGAAACAGTTCACCCTGCTTGATGAATTTTTTTACATAGGCGGATTCAGCCTTGGTAAGTTTCAAGTCATCCTTGGCTAATCTCATCAGGCCAAGCGTTATCTGGAGTGGGCCGTATGCAGATGAACCACCCACCGGAGCGTGTCGAGTTCTGATAAAGTGACTTCCGAATCTTGACAACCCACGGAACTCAGCCGCGTTCACCGACTCGTAAAGGCGATCTGCGACAGTCTTTTCTTTAGGGCCATATTGGCTTGCGTATAGAGCCTTCTGTACTGCCGCGACATCGTAGTCATCCTCAACACTTGCGTCTGCTCTGGCATCGCTGATCGGAGAGCCTGATTTTTGCCCCTGCTCGTACTCTTGGCGCATCTTTACCAACCCTTCTGCGCTCTTATTTCTGAGTTCGATGTACTCATCGATCTTCTTGCGCTTCTGGTCTGGGGTCATTTCCAAATCGTCATAGACGGCTGTTGTCGCTTTACCAATATTGCCCATGTGCTTACGCATATTCTCGTAAGCCCTGCGCCACTCAATGGTTTTCCCATTTTCGGCTAACCATTCTTCTAACTCACCATCTACGCCATTGGTTTCGACAAATCCCTTGTACTCTTGCCAGAGCGTTTGCATATCCTTGTACTGCTCCCAGAACACATTCACTTGGGCGTTGCCTTTCAGTGGCCCCTCCTTATAGAAAGACGATACAGGTGCAACACCCCAGAGATTCATCACACCCGGCTTGGAATCTCCAAACCGTGCAGTTGGCTCTGGCGCATCATCACCCAGTACGATGTCACCCCATCCGGCAATGGTCATACCCAACCAACCGAAGTACCCACGGATAAGGTGATCAATCTGCACTGGAGAAAGCGCGGTATCCCCCGGCTGGTAGTCAGCCAAAAATGCGGATGCGGCCTTGGCAAGTTCAGAGGAGTTTTGACGGAACCGCTTGTGCTTTAGTTTCCCAGAAGCCCGCCAGCCTTCCGATTCGATCTGCTGATCGCGGAACTCGTCGTAATTCAACCCCACCTCAAGGATTGGCTTGAACGCTTGGAAACGCCAATCGAATGCCAATTGATCCCTCAAAATATTGAAAACACGGTCAGCAAAGAAAGCGGGGGACGCGCTCTCATCAATGAACATCTGGGTCATCCTCTGACCGATAGATGCGATGGCCCCAACCTCGAATGGCTTGGGAATCAGGAACCACTTTTCTTTATCGCCCGGAAGCCTCACGGGCCAATAGGTTTCCTTCAAGTAGTCGGGGAGATTCTTGTAATCCTCATCATCGTCCATGCCCAACTCATACAAGATAGACGCAAGGGTTATGGTTCCTACAACCTTCACGAACTTGGCCCGTTTCTCTTTTTCTGTACCAGAGCGGATAAGTTTGTGCGTTCCGACAATTCTGGCATTTAGGAAGGCGATGCCATTCGTGAGATATTGGACAATAGGGAAACTACCACCCGCCGCGAAGTTCAGAAGATCGCGGGCCTCGAATGAGGCTTCGAGATGTCCTATCTCATCGACCTTCTGTAGGTACAAGGCAACCCGGTTAGCGTTCTCCAGACGGTTGCCCACTTCGCCGTATTTATCCCAGCCTTTACGGAGGAAGTTCAGTGCCTTACCCGGCGTGTCCAGAACCTGTTTTTTTAACTCTGCCTCATTGCGGGGGAGTCCTTTGTTGGCATATTTCAGGATACGCCTTATCGATGAGGGATCGTCATGGAGAAAGCCAAAGTGGAACGCTCCACCAGAGGCTATGAGGCGCTGGTAGATGGGGTCATGGATACTGGCCCGCGTCATACCCTCTTTGACGTTGCCAAAGATGTTGTAATTCAGGTCGGATACGGCAACCGAGTGTAGAGTGTCACGGATAAGGTTGCGTACTTTGAAAGCAGGGCTGGCCGTCACAGTAATAGTCAACATCCTTTTGAAGTGGCTCATCGCAGAACTGAACATCCCTGACGGCCCTTGCCAATTCATCTGTAAGAGGGATTCCAGTACGAAGTGGTCATTTATCTCATACCACTCTCGTTCACCATCTCGCATGACGTAAACCATATTCTTGAACTTGTCCGTCTTGGATTTACTCTTGCCATAAGACACTTGCGCCGCTTCTTTCTTATCAAGTAGTCGGGCAACACCCGCCTCGACAGCCGCCTCTACAGCGGCTACACCGGCCCGGTTCTTCATCGATGCATTTAACAGGCTGTGCCAGTTCATCATCAGGTTGTGGAGAAGATCGTTGGTCTTTAATTCGCTCCCCTGTAAGCCGTGGATAACATCACGAAGGTTCACAGCATCGGTGTTCATTGCTGGGCCACGGATATGGGTCTTGGTCTTCCCTTCCTTCTCGAACTCCCGGTAGAACGGAAGGTAGAAATCGGTCAGCAGTGACATCCGATCCGTTTTCGATATCACGCCCGCCTTCATGGCGAGATCGAGAATGTCGGATTGGAACTTCGCTATTTCCCGCATCGTCTGCGCGAAGAGAAGAGTTCGACTTTTTCCGGATAGCGTCTTACCTTTGCCGAATTTCTTCATCCTTGCAATATCATCTTTGGTGAAGAACTTTTCGCGCCCCTCTGGATGTTTTGCAGTAGGTTTAGACAGTTGATCGGCACGGTGACCCGCCATCCAAGTTAGGAATCGATCTGTTTCTCCCTCAAGACCTTCTAGGATGGTCATCAACCCCTTGCTGTTCTCGTCAAGTGCATAACCGTCAAACTCCCCGTTGAAGACCATCTCTTTCGGCCTACCGTACTGGAGGACAGCGTGTAACAACCCATCAGCACTGTCTGAGAGTTGCATCATCTTCCATGCGCGTTCACCGTCATTGCCCAGAGTGTTCTTGATGGACAGGTATCGATCAGCCACCCCTTGGCCGAACCACAAACGTGAGTTGCTCCGAAAGTTTTCGTAGGCTTGAATAACGTGACCCGGTTCAGTTTTCCCCGTTGCCTTCTGGATCACTGCCTTGTCTGCGGCATCAAGGTCGTTCGTAGATTGACTAGGCAAAGAATAGCGATAGCGCCCATGCGGGTTCTGGACAGGAGTGACAGGGCCATCAGGTAAGTACCCGTTCTGAATTGCGATATCTTCTGCCATCACAATACGCGCAACGGTCTGTTTGTCCGTCAGTTCTTCCACCAAGATAAACTGATCCCAAGTCTGATCCTCTTTGAGGTGACGGATGAAATAGTTTGCCGGGGGCTTTGGCCCCATGCGGAAGTTCGCCCACAGACTCAGCGTGTGTTGTTTCTTCAACTTGCCCTGCTTGAGAAGTTTGACCCCTTTTTTGAAATCAGCCTTCATCTGCAACAGGGTGTACTCTTCATTTTTTGTAAACACGCCCATATTGTGGAAGTCCACGACAGGGCCAAGCATCAAACCTTTTATCTTGTCGATTGGCTCAAAGCCAAATCGGTAAACCAGCATCGTGCCGCTCTTACGTTCCCTGATACGAACCACCCTCTCACTCTTAGCGAACGCCCGTTCATCAAGGCTGAAGTCGATATCCATTGTGTGGTCACTGTTCAAGTCCTTGAATATCGCTTCAAGAGCCTGAGTCGCTTCCCATAACTTGTTCTTGGCCTTCTTGTTAACATGACCTTCAACAAGGGGGCTGGAGAACTCAGCGTCTTTGTGCCGGTTCGATACCTTGCGGGTGGGGTTAGCCGGGAAGTTACGGTAGGCCATATCTGGGCGGCGTATTATGTTCATCAC